GTGCCACTGTGGGGATCAGAGAACAACTCTGTATCAAACATACACCCCAGACCGTATCCAGGGGATATGCTTGAGGCACCAGGAAATTTTAACCTCTTGAATGCAGTAGGGACCACCACGCCAGTACCTGCTAAATTGACCACCGTGGATGAATTCACAAGGATTAGGGCAGGGTTAGCGGTACAAAACATCCCACCTCCAGGTTGGGAACCAAATACGTGGGGTGCTACCACTGCTTTAGTTCCGGTGGACTTTACATTCTTGAATCAACCTGCAAGCTTAGCCGCTTGGACGCTTGCTTTTCTAGAATACCCGTACAAACAGGTCCGACATTTTTGGGACTACGTGAACGACGAAGGCGAATTGTACGTAGGGTCCGGCGACTATAGAAGGGTAAACGCATCACGTGTAAAAATACCAGGGGTTCATACCAATGTCTTATTTATTGTTTGCAACCTATTTAATGTTGGGGCGGATAACTTGGTTCTAGAGATCGGACCTGCTGGGTCAACTATAGCACTTAATGTAAATGGCAACAATTTAAATGGTGCTCAAGTCGATATAGAACCTGCTTTATCGGCTTTGTTTGCTGATACAGGAACGTTTTTAGCATCTATGCAACAGGCTAGGTTGTGGTGGAAAAACTTCTACGGAAATAAGAGTGATCATTTAGCAGCTCAATTGGCGGTGGCAGGATCATGCTATTCATTGGGTATAGTATCTCAAAAACATAATACAGACATTGATGGATTTATATCAAATAGCACGGGTTTAACTAGTCCGTCCTGGAATACTAGTGGCTTGGTTAGTCCACTAGCTATAGTACAGGAAGTAGCATCCAGTTGTACATATCCGGACCATATGCCTGTGTTCAATGACACTCAATTGCAGATGGGTACGTACAGAGTAGTTAGGTTTATCGGGCAGTTGGATCCAATAGCTGCTGTTGATGTGATGTGGGGGGCTCTGACCTTCGTTGAGCCCTGTGAGAACTTTCAAACACATATAGCAGCAGTGGTATCAAGATCTAGATTCCTGGCTAGGATCATGACTACTGTAATGGATAGTATAGTACAAGCTACTGGGGCTTCAGAATCTGAGATGAGCAATGCATTAGCAATACCAGGTGTGATGAGAGTTCACTTTTACACTATGTGGAAGAAAGTGTACGATACATGGGCACATGGGGTATTGGCAAGACTACATGATAACATCTCACTATATTATAACCATACAAACATGGGTGACTATACAACACCAGTGGCTACTTTGTTTTTTAGTGCTACTAGGTTGAGGACTTGGGCTAGAAAGCCGAGGTATGAGCAGGAATTTTACTTACAAGCATTAACGAACACTCCTAGGAAGTTCGTGGCCAAGCAAATGGCCGTTGGGTATGACGTAGTGCGTGAGTCTGCTCCAGTATTACCTGTGGTCGGAAATCACATAGAGTACACTCAACTGTGTGTAAGAAATCAAAATACGATGGAAGGTGAAGGTTTGCTGGTGTATGCTAGTACACAACTTATGACCATGGAAACGCCGCTCGCACCAAGAGTGGGCTTATATGCCTTACTGGTATCCAAATTGGCTAACGTCAGACTCGAATGGGCCTTCAACATAGATACACCCTCGTCATCTAGAGCCCAGGCGTTAACGATGTCACTCTACGCAGGGGCACCTTCATACAGTATTGTTGATACCATGTGGGATGCACCGTACCAGAATTTGCCACCATGTAAGTCACTAAGTGAGAATAGGATATTAAACGTGGCCTTTGATGCATTTAACCCCAACTTGTTTGCTCAGTTAACACGGAGCAACCAAATCATATATCAAGCCAGACTGTGCCCTGATGACAGTACGTGTGCCACATTCGATGTAACAGATGGACATTCTATATTAGATGATGAGACTGAGGCCCAGTGGGGTACGAAAAAAGTGTAGGGCCAAACAGCTTCGTCACGGCTGTATTGGCTGGTAAGAGTGACTGGCTCAAGTTGTATGGGCAAACTTTTCTAGGGATGCATCCTGCAATTAGTGATTCGATCAGAACCACTGAAAGTAGTGCTGCCCTCGCAGTGAGTTCATGGATGAGAGACGGGTTACTTAAAAGTAGGGAGGAGAAAGATGAATATGGACAATTTGATTCTAAGTTAGACGCTAGCCTATCTAAGGAGCAGATTTCACGTTTGAAATACAGGTTTAAAGCTAATGATAAGTTAAAACCATTATTTAAACATATGGAGCAATGGTTATGCTGGTCGTTATATCTAAAACTGGTGGACGAGGAGGTTGCTGATGAGCTGAAGTATTGGTTAGCGTTATCTAATGGTGCTGATTTTGACAGACTGAAGAACTTGGGAACGATAGCAAAGAAATTCGGGCCACAATTTAGCAAAAACTGGGAGTATTTCGTTGACTTACATTTGTTGGGTGATTACAAA